CGGCGGAAGATAACACGCGCAGATTGTAGGTCCATCGTCTCCGGTGGAAGTGCGATCTCCTCAAAAGGTTTGAGAGCAGTTACACAAGGTAAGTTTTTGCTTACATACGTCTCATACATCTCACCTTCTCCAGTCTCACGAAGCTGTCTCACGAACTTCTTGATGTCGCCTAGCTTAAAGTCAGGAAGATTCATGGAAATCAACTGTGCAGCTTGATCGGCTGCCTCTGGATTCATGATTAGGTCAGGAAGCTGAGAGAGTGCGGATGGACCTGCCTGCTGTGAAAGTGCAGCAATCTCGTCCATGCTGATCTTCTGGAGACGCTTTGAGAACTCCTGATCCCATCCTACATGGTAAATCATCCAGCCGTAGTGCAGGCCATATTGTGAACCTAGCTCAACCTCACGCGAGATTTCAGCACGAAGCTTCTGTTGGGTGACCCAGTTCATCAGAGTGCTGGCTGCGCTTGCAGTCGCCATGTCGTTGAACTCGGTTGGTAGAACACCAAGCTGAGAACGCTCAAACGAGGTTGTCAGAAGGCAAGAAAGTTCATTAATAGTCGAATCAGCCAGTCGATTCCTAACATCACTCGCGCCTTCAAATGGAAACGCCTGTCGATTGTTTGGCAGATTCTCAGAATGCTTCTTCCCATCGTCGGATTGTCCAGCCCATCGGCAGAATCGGATGTCATCGGCAGCATTTAATCTTTCTACGTTAGCGGTTGTGTAGAGTGAACGTGTCAGCTCTTTCGAGAGTTCAAGAACGTCTGGCGTTTCGGAGTAAAACGCTAGTTTGTCGCTGCTGTTTGATTTCTTCATATTAATAAGATCCTATTTCGCCTTGAGGTTGGTAACTCTGACTGTTTTGGTGGGTCGGATTCATCACGGCAAGGTAACGCAGGACATCGACAGGATCTTTAGTTGCTCCCTTGTCTCCGTCTGCACCTGTCCACTCTCGGAGTGAGTAAATGATGTTTTTGCACGTTTCACTAACATAAAGGTTAGGCTCATTTAAGAGCGCAAGCAAGGGTTCGTCCTTATCCCATGCCAGCCAATCGTTAATGATGCTGATTCCTTCCTCAATTCGGAGTCCAGCAGCAGGTGTGAACCACATCGGGTTGGGATCTTCGGCTAGGAGGTCAGTCAGACTGGTTCCACCGTCCTTCCCGATTGCTTGAGTTCCACCAGCTCTAGGGTCAATGAACCTGTCAGCTATCTCTTCTTTGCCTTCTAGCTCGTCAATCAATGCTTTGTAGTCGTTGATGCCTCTACCAGCTCCATTTCGCTGCGCTGCTCCTGCTTTTCCGTCTGGTTTGTCGCTTGGGATTGCCCATTCACCTAAATCAATGCTAGGCCATTCACGATAGATGAACTTTCTACCGTGTTCGTCCACTCGGAGCCACAACATGAACCAGTTACGAGCACCAGCAGGGTCCATTGCCATGAAATTAGTGCCCTTTTCGGGTATCTGATCGTCTGGAATCACGTTCCAGTTACCGAATTTAGGGAATTGGGAGCCCGAAAGACTCTCTGCCCAACCATAAGCACGAATCTTGACCTCGTAGTTGGTTCGTCCGTGCAGTGCTCGCTTAATCTCGGAGAATGGAGAGTAAGCATTAAGTTCAGAATGGAACCAAATGGCCCTGTTACTCGGATTATGGCAGGTAGCTAGGAACGGCATCGTTCCACGTTCACCACCTGGGACATTAATTGAGTCTTTAAGCAGTGATGCTGGGAGCCATTTCGTGATCATCGCTCCTGCAATGTATTCCTTCACCACCGAAGTATAACCAGAGATTGGAGTAAAGGTCAGAATCATCTTACCTCGTCTCGTTGCAGTTCGGTAGCGTAACGTTTTGATCCAGTCAGCAGTGATCTCTTCGTCAATCCAGATCAAATCGACTTCGCCACCTTCAATGACCTTGATGTCCTGCGACTGATTCAAGAACCAACACTGGCTTTTGTTGGGTAGAACGAAGGTATTGTCAGAGAATCCGTTCTTCTGGGTAAAGGCAACGTTGGTGATCTTGGTCTTGCGTGCGGTCTTATACTCAGCAGGAAGGTATTTATACACAACAGGCTGCTGCATCTGCACCGAAGACATGTTGGTGGTATGAATGCACCACACTCTCTTGCCTGGGTTCTGGCTAAGGTATTGAGCCACTCGTTTTGCAGCATACTCGGTCTTAGACGCACGATTCCCACCGAAGATCATGAGTTCTGAGATAGCTGGATCTGACAACAGACTGTCGGCAATCTTCCAGTGATCTGGTTCGTAGCCGTGCCTGTAAGGGTCCATCGTCTCTGCCATGATCTTGTCTTCACGCAGTTGCAGAAGCTCACAAGCTCGGTCAATGCCCTTGTTCTTAATGATGTTGGCTATCTGCTCCGCTGTGGGAGCGACCATGATGGGATGAGGCGTAGGCGTATATTTGCCTAGCGTTTCCTTGGATACTTCGTTGATGAACATGCGGTTAGGTCACCACTTAGCCTTGTCTGCCCAGTAAGCAGCAGACATCTTACCCTTCTTGATGTTGTCGGCGTGCCGTGCCTTGAACGATGCTCTACGATCCTTGGCAGCTTCACTCTCACCCTTCTTTGGTGGGGAGCCTGAAACGCCTTGCTGACCAAATCGGATGGTCTTCACCTTGTCGCCTTCCTTGGCAACGACTACATGGCTTTTCGTCGGATGTGATGGAGTGCGCATGTGATGGAGTGCGCTTTGGCTTGTTGTAACCGCTTACGCCCACTCTAGTGAGTTTGGAGTCTTTCATGATGCTAGTTTAACTCTGTTTCATCAGACCTAACGCAGGCACAGTTTAACTTTGCAAGCAGTTTCTCAGCAAAGTCCTGATCTAGCCCGAAGTCGGAGATGTAGTCGAGGAACTCAGGGTAAAACTCTTCGATGAAGAGTGCCATAGCATCTAGTTCTTTAATATTGAATCTAAAGGAGTCTTTCATTTTTGAGAACGTAAGTCACAAAGAAACACTGGCAAGAGTGAGATTGCCTCTTGTTCCAGTTGACGGATAGTTCTAAATTAGCATCATAGATAATGGTTTGCTCTCTGATCAGAGTGATCTGGTCTACTTGCAAACCGCAACTAGCTCGACTTTGATCAGAAAGTCGGGCTTTTTGTTTTATGATTCTTATCCTACTCATCAAAAGAGGATAGCAACGCAGGAATGCTAGCAAACGCTCTACATGCAGGCTGTGAGAAGTCAGTGCTATTCGTAGCGTCAAACACGAATGACTCGTTGGGGTTTATCAACTTGCAGGACGAAAGTGCCTCAAGAATTGAACGCGAGGATAAACAAAGTTCATGGGGTACCCTTCCTTCCTCCATTCTTCAATGGGGGGTGGGGGGGGTTTGTATGAGAGAGAGGATTTGATAGTTTATTGAAGCTCACTAAACCATGTTAATTTACTGATCATGAATAGTTTACTGACCAGTAAAGTGTTGCAAATACAGTGCAGGATTTTCAACAGGATTTGAACTGTAAAGGAATGCTTGTCAGTTGAACTGCACATGAGCAGTATATAAAAATTATAAAGATTGCCGCTCTAAAACTCCTCCGTAGATTTACAGAGGTTTACGCTGTTTTAGACTCTCTAATTACGGCACATATGCCCTTTTTAGATCGGCTAGCGAAAGCACGGCAAAAGGGTTGTTAGCGTTTCCGCTCGTAAACTGGCTTATTGTGAGTCATTCTGAAGACTCTTACCGCTGATTTAGAGCACTTTAGAATCAATGCAATATCAAGATTAGAATACGTTCTCCATGCTCTGTCACTGATCTGCGGTAGCTTCTCCTTTAACTCTGTCCGCTTAGTCTTATCCGGTGCTCTAGGTAAGCCTCTCTCACGCCGAGCCTTTCTCACAGTCTTATCGCAGCACTGCAACTGAGCTGCAATAGCTTCGTTAGTCTGGTTCCAGTCTGTGATGGAACTGAAGTCAACTTTGTTGTATTTCATGGGTTTAATACCTCCCTAACTTCCTCGGTTGGTATTTACTCATGAGATTCAGACCGTCCATCCGAATGATGATCTTCATACCAGGAATAAACATAGACGAGTCTTTACAACGACAGATGACCTCTTTACCTCGGTATTCCACAATCATCATTTGACGGTTAGGTAACCTGCAACGCTTAACGATAGCTGTCTCTTCACCTTCAAAGAGTCGTTGAGTAGCATTCAACACTTGTGGAACATCTTCAGTCTGTGGAACATCTAAAGCTTGTTCGTTAATTGGTTCGTCTTCAGTTTCAATCGCAGTGTCGATAGTCTTACGCAGACTCAACAGGTTGTCACCGAAGTCATTCACGAAGAACTTGTGACCGACCTTCACGAATGACTGTGGAACTGCCAACAGGATCTCCTTAGCTTCCTTCTTGGTTAGACCGTGTTTCTCAGCGGCTAGGAGTAGAGGAACAGTTCCCTCAGGTGGACGGATGGACTTAGATTGTTTAGCTTTCATATGTTTCCTTATTGTGGCTTTGAATGGCAACTTACTTGCGACCTTTAACTGCAACTCGCAACTTGTCACGCTCTAGCTTTCTCCTGTGGCACCAGTCTAGGGCGTTTGCAAGTCTAGGGTTGTCACTAGG